AGATTGGGGCATCCTGTTATTCAAATTAACGTAGATGACGATCAAGTAGAAGATCGGATTGATGATGCTTTAGCATTTTTTCATGATTACCATTTTGATGGTTGTCATAAAATGTTCATGAAGCATAAAGTTACCCAAATAGATATAGACCGAAAATGGATTTATTGTCCAGATTCGGTTCTTTTCGTTACCGGTGTATTGCCATTTGATAACTCAACCTCATCTGTAAATATGTTTGATATGCGGTATCAATTAAGATTGCACGATCTCTATGACTTTACATCTGTATCCTATGTGTCATATGAGATTACAATGCAACATATCACTACATTGAATATGTTGTTTTCTGGTATGCCACAGTTTAGATTTAATCGGCATATGAATAAGATATTTCTTGATATTGATTGGTCAAGAGATGTAATGTTAAATGAATATCTAGTAATGGAATGTTATAGAAAATTAGATCCAGATACAATGACAGTAGAAGGTACTGCAAATGTTGCTGCATCTAATGTTATGGTTGTAGGAACAGGTACAACATTTACAAGAGATATCATGGTTGGTGATGAAATCAATTTTGATACTCAAGTAAGAACAGTTGTTGAAATTAATTCTGATACTTCATTAAATGTTAGCAGTGCATTTACTACTACTAATACTGCAATAACATTAACTAAAGATGGCATCACAGATATTTGGAATGATAGATTTCTCAAGAAGTATGCTACAGAGAAAATCAAATATCAATGGGGTACGAATCTAAGTAAATTTGCTGGTGTGCAATTACCAGGCGGTGTTACTTTAGATGGACCAAGAATCATGCAAGAAGCACAAGCAGAAATTGATAAGATTGAAGAAGAAATGCAATCATACAATGTATTGCCAAATGAAATGTTTGTGGGATAATGGCAACTAACTTTTATTTTAATAATTTTCCAATATCTCAAGTAACAAGTGAGCAATTACTTGTTGAAGATTTGGTTATTGAATCCATGCAAGTTAATGGTATGGATGTATATTATCTTCCACGTTCAACTAGAGAATCATTTGATTATCTTTATGGTGAAGATCCAATAAAAGAATATCGTCATGCATATCAAATGGAAATGTATCTTGAGAATGTTACTGGTATGGATGGTGAAGGTGATTTCATCTCCAAGTTTGGTTTAGAGATACGTGATGAATTAACTTTACTGATGTCACGTAGAAGATTTAAAGCAACAGTACCACAACTTCGTCCTAATGAAGGCGATTTAATTTATATACCTTTAATTCAAAATTTCTTTGAAATAACATTTGTAGAACATGAAAATGATCAGGCAATGTTTTATACACTGGGTCGTGGTCGTGGTGGCAATGTTTATGTATATGCATTGAAGATGAAACAATTTGTATTCTCTGAAGAAGTTATCTCTACTGGTGTACCAGAAGTTGATAATCAAATCTTTGATTCATATAAGAGAACAAAACTTTCAGTTTCAAATACTGGTATTGGTGGAACATTTATAGTTGGGGAAACAGTATATCAAGGTTCAAGTTATAGCCAAGCAAATGCAAAAGCAATTGTTTATTCATGGCAACCAGAATCTGTCTTAAATGTTATACAATTAATTGGTAATTTTAAAACAGGAAATGTTATAGGTAATACAAGTTCTGCACAATATAACTTTATATCACAAAACACATCTACACAAGTTGATGGAAATATATTTGAAGATATGGCTGATAATGTTAATATTGAAGGTGAATCAGATGCAATAATAGATTTTAGTGAACATAACCCATTTGGTGAACCGTAATGTTAGGACAATCACATTTTGCACATAGAACAATCAGAAAGATTGTTGTAACTTTTGGTACATTATTTAATGATCTTGTTATTAAAAGATATGATAAAACTGGCGGAATAGAATATGAACAGATGAGAGTACCATTATCTTATGGTGCAAAAGAAAAATATATTACTAGATTAACTAGTGATCCAACATTAACTAAATCTATTGCCACATCATTACCTAGAATGAGTTTTGATATGACTGGAATGTCATATGATGTTTCTAGAAAACAGATATCATTAATGAGAAATTACGCAGCAAATACTTCTGTTCATGGTATTGATGGACAATTTGTTCCTGTTCCATATAATTTTGATTTTTCATTATCAATATATGCAAGAAATACAGAAGATGCAACACAGATAATAGAACAAATATTACCAAGTTTTACCCCCGATTTAACGGTAACTGTTAATTTTGTTCCTAGAATAGGTTTAAAATATGACGTACCTATCATACTAAATTCAGTTCAACCTTCTATAGATTATGAAGGTGATATGATGAATACTAGAATGATTATGTGGGATTTAACATTTACTGTAAAAGCATATATCTTTCCAAAAGTTAATGATGCATCAATTATTAGAGATGCTAATACTAATATCTATATTGATACACAAAAAAGAGATGCACAAAAAGTTTATATTGACGTTGCAAATGGATTTGGAACTTTTGCAGTAGTTGAAACTGTTCGAGTAGAAGATAGTGATACTACTGGTAAAGTTATATATTTTAATACAATTAATCAAAGTATGGTAATTGAAGATTTAACAGAATTAATACAACCAGGAGATATTCTTCTTGGTGATAATTCAAATGCTAGATACACAGTCACACGAGTTGACTTAAGTCCTATTAGAGTTCTCAATTACTATACTACATCAAATCCAAATGATGCAGAACCATATCAAGATTATTCTTACGATGATACAATAACTTATTGGCCAGAAACTTTATTATTATGATAAAAACATTAGAAAAAAATCTATCAGAAATTTTTGATATTGAACCTACAGAAAAAAAAGTAGAAGATGCGCCAGTAGTTATATCTACTGATAATGATGTAGAAACAGATTTTAATATTGCTAGAACAAACATCAATTCATTATTACAAAAAGGTAATGTTGCAGTTGATAATTTGTTACATGTTGCAAAAGAAACTGAACATCCAAGAGCATATGAAGTTGTTGCCAATCTAATTAAGACGATGGCAGATTTAAATAAAGATTTATTAGATATACAAAAGAAAAGAAAAGAATTAAATAACAATCAACCAAGATCAGAAAAAACCATTATAGATAAAGCTGTATTCATCGGTTCAACTGCAGAGATGGTAAAACTAATTAGGAGTAGTAAGTAATGGATCAACTAATTCAACAACTAAAAGTAATCTTAGCAACTAACTTTTGCCTTTACTTAAAGACACACAACTATCATTGGAACATTGAAGGTAAAGATTTTCCTCAATATCATTTATTTCTTGATGGTCTTTATAATTCTATTTGGGCACAGACAGATGATATCGCAGAACATCTAAGACGATTAGATTCATATGCACCCGGTTCGTTATCACGGTTTCAAGAGTTATCAGATATACAAGATGCAACAACAATACCAATGCCACTATTAATGATGGCAGAAATAAAAAATGATAATGACAGATACATTTATCATCTTCGTGCAGGTATTGTTGCAGCAGAACAAGCCAATGAACCAGCAGTATCTAATTTCTTACAAGACTTATTAGGTAAACATCAAAAACATGCATGGATGTTGAGAAGTATTATTAAGTAATGCAAGGTTATCTAGGTAATCCAAAACTAAAACCAACAGGGGTTGAGTTATCATACACTGAAGAACAAGCAATAGAAATTGCAAAGTGTATAGATGATCCTGTTTACTTCATTAAGACGTATGTAAAAATCGTCAACGTGGATCATGGACTTATTCCATTTAAGATGTGGCCATTTCAAGAAGATATGGTTAAGAATTTCCATGAGAATCGTTTTAGTATTTGTAAGATGCCACGACAAGTAGGTAAAACTACAACATCTGCAGGTTATATGTTATGGTGTGTATTGTTCAAAGAAAACTTTTCAGTTGCAATTCTTGCCAACAAAGGTAATCTTGCACAAGACATTTTAAGTAGAATACAATATGCATATGAATACTTACCACTTTGGTTACAACAGGGTATTATAGTTTGGAATAAAAGAAGTTTAGAATTAGAGAACGGTTCTAAGATTGCTGCATTTGCAACATCAAATTCTGGTGTTCGTGGAGGAACATATAACTTAATCTTTCTTGATGAGTTTGCTTTCGTTCCACAAAATATGGCAAACGATTTCTTTACATCTACATATCCCGTTATCTCTTCAGGTACAACAACAAAAGTTATTATTGTATCTACGCCTTATGGTCTAAATCACTTCTATAAGATGTGGGTAGATGCTACGGAAAAAAGATCATTATATAGGCCACTTGAAGTTCACTGGTCAATGGTACCAGGAAGAGATCAAAGATGGAAAGAAGAAACAATACGAAACACTAGTGAAGAACAATTTCAACAAGAGTTTGAAACTGAATTTATTGGTTCATCTGCAACATTAATTCCAGGTGTTATCTTAAGACAATTAGCATTTAGAAACCCATTAAATTCACTTGAGGGTTTAGATATCTATGACATGCCTGAACCTAATAGAACCTATGTAATGACTGTAGACTGTGCAGAGGGTGTAGGTCAAGACTATTCTACAGTTGCAGTTGTTGATGTAACTGATATACCATATAAATTAGTTGCAAAATATAGAGATAATAACATTGCACCTTTACTCTTTCCAACAATCATATATAATATTGGACAGAGATATAATGGTGCATTTCTGTTAGCAGAGACTAATAATGTAGGTCAACAAGTAGTTGATATTCTACATTATGAATTAGAATATGAGAATATATTCAAAATACAGAAACATGTAACAAAAGGTCAGCATTTATCTGCTGGTTATAAAAGAGCAGTATCATTTGGTATAAAGACCACAACACCTGTTAAGAAGATTGGGTGTGCAAACTTAAAGACTTTGGTAGAAACAAAGAAACTAATTATTGAAGATTTTGATATTATATCTGAGTTAAACACATTTGTCAAGGTAAGAGATTCATATGAGGCAGAAGAAGGTAATCATGACGATTTGGTGATGGCATTAGTTTTATTTTCTTGGTTAACATCACAAACTTTTTTTAGAGAAACGACTAATTCTGATATTAGACGTAGATTGATGGAAGAAAGTAAGATGCATTTAGAAGAAGAATATATGCCAATAGGTATTTTTGATGATGGAAAAGAGGACGAAAAGATATTTGATGGGGAAGATATATGGACTGTAGCAAAAAATCGTGGTTATATGCCTTCAACATTCTAAAATTATAAATATACTATAAATTGAGTTATAAATTCCATGAATATAAAAAGGAGAAAATAACATGGCTTTTCAATTATCACCAGGAGTTTTGGTCTCCGAAGTAGATACGACTACAGTTGTTCCTTCTGTATCTACTTCTATTGGTGGTTTAGTTGGTGCGTCTGTTTGGGGTCCTGCAAATACTGTAACACTTATTAGCAGCGAATCACAATTTGCAGATACATTCGGTAAACCAGATGCAAATACATACGGAACATTCTTTACTGCTGCTAACTTCTTAGCATACGGTGCCAACTTTAAATTTGCTCGTTCAGTTGGCGCTACTGCTACGAATGCTGCAGGTGGCGGTGCAGGTTCTGCTTCTTTAATTTTAAATAAAGATACATACGAAGCTTCTTATAGTTCAAATTCTGCAACTTATTTTGCGGCAAAATATGCAGGTTCTTTAGGCAATTCATTAAAAGTTTCAATGGTAGATTCAAATAACTTTAGTTCATGGGCTTATAATTCTTATTTTGATTCAGCACCAGGTACATCTACTGCTGCTGCAAATAAAAATTCTGCAAATGATGAAGTTCATATTGTGGTTATTGATGAAGATGGTGCATTTTCATCTTCTGCAAATACTGTTATTGAAAGATTTGCATATGCATCAAAAGCATCAGATATTAAAAATCCTGATGGAACAAGTAACTATTACAAAGATGTAATCAATACCAAATCAAAATATATTTGGTGGAGAGGTCATCCAATGGGTTCTAATTTAGTTACTGGTACAAGTACCAATTGGGGAAATACAATTACCAATGCTGTTACATTTCAAAATCTTTCTGGTAATTTAACTGCATCATTAGCCGGTGGTGTTGATGATACACCAACAGCTGCAAACATCAATTCAACATATGATTTGTTTAGCAATGCTGATTCAGAAGATATTTCGTTTCTAATGTCTGGTCCAACAGTAGGTTCAACAATACCTAATAAGTTAATTGCACTCGCTGAAACACGTAAAGATTGTATCGTATTTGCTTCACCACAACAAGCTGATGTTGTAAATAATTACAATAGTGAATTAACAAGTGTTACTGCAACAGTTGC